CTCACATGACCCAAGTTAATGAGATTTCGCACACTTACCAATATGGCTCAAAAAAGAGTTCCACCTCCAATACAACCCAGAACTTCATACAAGCACAGAAGCCCTCTTCATGCCCAATTTCGCCACCCAACCCCTTACCCCATATCACGAGTAGGAGGAAAAAGAAATGATCCACAACAGCCCATTACAGCCCTTAAACTCGATTTTAAAGAAATCTTTAATATAACGCACACACACCAATCAGAACCACTAGGAGCAAAACATGACAAAAGAGCAAATTCAAGAAAAAGCCTACCAACTTTATGCCGCCCTAGGCGAGTTAGGACTCAGGCGAAAACAACTATCACAACAAATTCAAAACCTAGATAAGAACATAGAATCACTAGAAATAGAAGTAGTAAACTTAAGTAAAATTAATACACAGGAGTCAGACAATGAGTAACCAACTACCAATCCGCCTAAGAGCAGCCAATTCAGAAGACGTAAGCTTCATATTCAATTCATGGCTAAAATCCTTCCGAAATTCATTTTTCGCCAAATCCATCGCAAACGAAATATACTTTAACTCACATCACAAAGTAATTGAGAAATTAATCAAAGAATCCAAAATAACAGTAGCCTGCTCAGAATCAGATCCAAATCAACTATACGGATACATCTGCGCTGGACAAGTAGATAATTTTTTCATGCTCCACTACATATATGTAAAACACAGTTTCCGAAACATGGGCATAGCAAAATCCCTACTAAACAGTTTCGACCACGATCCAAGCGTAGCCTCCATATTTACACATAACACTAGAGTATGTGACAAATTAGCATCTCGATACAATTTCATCTACAACCCTTACATGCTATTAAATATGGAGTCTGACAATGACTAAGAAAAATAAAGATGTAGAATTACTAAAACTAAACCTAGAACACGCAATAGATCATGGAGTGGATTTCGAGAATCGCATAATCCGCATAACAGGAGCAATAGGCTCTCCATCTCCACTTGACACAGAAGATTCATACTTCGATTTCAACACCCTAGATTTTGCCCTAACTCGCATGGAAAAAGAAGATCCAATAAAACGCATAACAATCCGTATAAACTCATTCGGAGGAGAATGTTACGAAGCCCTAGCCATAATAGGCAGAATGAAAGCCTCACCATGCGAAATAGTAACAGAAGGATTTGGAGCCATAATGAGCGCAGCTACCCTAATTCTCATGGCAGGCGACATAAGAAAACTATCTAAGTACTGCATCTCAATGTTTCACGAAATTGGATATGGAGTAGCAGGACAACACGAAAGTATAAAAGAACAAGTTCTACAATCCGAAAAGGAGTTAAAACTCTGGGCATCATATTACGAATCCTTCTCAAACAAAAGTGTCCGTTTTTGGCTATCTAAAATGAAGAAGAAAGAATATTACCCTACACCAAAACAAATGCTAGAGTTTGGAGCAATAGACGAAATCATATAGGAGCAGCCATGGGATTTTTTAATAAAGGCGATAGTGCAGAAGTACGAAAACTTAAAGACAAAATAGCAATAATGGAAGCTAAACATAAAGATAATATAAAGAAACTAATAAAGATTCAAATAAGAGTTATGAGAGAATTATTCAACAACCTAGATCAAATCCTAGACAAAAACACAGTAAAGGTAAGGGAGATAAAACACATCCAATCCATCCCTGCCCGATGGGAGCTGCGAAAACTAAGATCTGAAATAATGAGAAAACTTAACATATGAAACTAAGATTATTCATAGGATGGATAGCATCAGTCTGCTTCATGCTATCAGGTCTACCAGCAGCATACGAAGCCCTAATAACCGGAACATGCCTAATCCCACTAGGAACACTAATCCTCTGGACACTAGGAGAAATATGTGCTATAATATACATACTTCCGAGAAGAGACAAACCTCTCTTGGTAAACTACGCAATAAACCTTATATTCCTATCAATAATGTGGATGTATAAATAAAGGAGCTAATATGAGTAATGAACCAATCCAACTATCAGCAGAAGAGACAAAAGAAATACAAGGCATGATGAAAGAAAACGCCAAGAAGGCAAAAATGGGAGGAGTTCGTAAAAAATCTAAAAAAGCAGCTCCACAAAAATCAAAGAAGAAAAAATCAAATGTAGAAGCCGATATAGAATCAGCCTATAGACAAATGAAAAAAATACTAAAAGTTAGAACCAAATCAGATCTAATAGAAATAATATGGACATACGGAGTACAGCTAAGAGAAATGCAACATGCCTTACAAGTCCTGTTAGAAGAAAACAAAGAATTAAAAGGCAATGAAGCCGTACAGGAGTCCGAAAATGAAGAGAAGTAACATTAACAAACCAATCCTAGGAGTAATGATAATACACTCACTATTAATTGCCCTAAGCCTATTCCTACCATCTATGGATAAAACAGACGTAAACAAGATTTACGCAATAAACATAGTCCCTTTCAGATTAGATGATGGTAGAATATACGGAACTGGATCTTACATGAAATATAAAGGCAAAACATACGTAATAACAAACAAACACGTATGCGAAGGCGGTTTAAAACACAGAGCCAAAAAAGACAACTCACTAAGAGTAGATAAGGTTGTATCAAAAGTACTAAAAATAAGCAACAAACACGACCTATGTGCCCTCGAATCAGACCGTATCTCAGGTTTAAAAGTATCCAAATCTCGTGCAAACCCACTAGACAAAATAACAATCATAGGATATCCTCGTGGGATTGGAAAAGTAATAAGACATGGAAGGGTAATTAGAGATTACATAATTAGTCTAGGATTTCAAAACCCACTATACACAGCAACTCAAATAGACATACTAGCCTATCCCGGAAACTCAGGCTCTCCCATATTAAATAAAAATGGTCAAGTAGTAGGTGTATTATTCGCAGGAAATCCTATGTTCCCACACGAGCCAGCAATGGTTCCATATAAGGATTTAATTAAGTTCCTAGAATCATTAAAAGACGTAAAATAATACAGACGCACACATAATATAGAGTAAGAAAGAAAATTCGCAAATAAACCAAAAGTAACACCCAAGGAGATTATCATGAAAGACAAGAAAATCAGACTAGTACAAGTTTATCAAGCAGTTAAATTTGAAGGATCAAATGAAACATCCTTTATTTCATCAGGCAGTCAAAGAAAAAAACCAATAAAAATCTCAATAAATCACAACTATCACGGTGTAGAGATCGAGTCCGAGAATGAAGATGGAGATCATATCTTTGTCCCATTCACGAACGTAAGTTGCATTTACTTTGAAAGTGCTAACACAAAAAAACATGATAAGAAAATGAAAGAAGAGAGAAAGCGTGTAGCAGAAATTAATAATGATAAAGTAGATAAGAGTAAGAAGCCTAGATAAAAATGGCTAAAAAGCTCACCAAACAATCCATTCTAGCCGAGATAGAGAAGCGTAAAAATAAAATAGAGAAGCCACAATTCTCTTTTGAAGAATATACTTTTCCAGCACAGAAGAAATTCTTTAGAAATAAAGGAAATAGATTTCGTATAGCAGTATGTTCTCGTAGAGCAGGAAAAAGTGTAGGAATTGCAGCAGATATGGTTGATACAGCAGAGGCAGAATCAAACATAAACTTACTATACATAACTCAAACCCAAGGAGCAGCTAGGAATATAATCTGGGGAGAGATACTAAAAATTATAGAAGAGTATGAGATAGATTGTAAAATAGATAATACACGTCTAACAGTAACATTTAAAAATAAATCAAAAATATTCTTAGCAGGTGCAAAAGATCAATCGGAAGTATCAAAATTTCGTGGTTATAAATTAAAAAAATGCTACATTGATGAGGCACAATCAATAAGACCGTCCATACTATTAGAGCTTATTAATGATGTTATAATCCCAGCCCTACGTGATCTTAGAGGCTCCTTATACCTAACAGGAACTCCCGGTCCAGTAAAGGCTGGAATATATTTTGAATATTCACAAAGTTCTAATTGGTATTCTCATGAGTGGACTGCATTCGATAATCCTCATATGCACGATGTAGAGTCCGGAAAAGATCTAGAAGAAACCCTAGCAGAAGAACGTATAATGCGAGGAATTGACATAAATGATCCATCCTACGTTCGTGAAACATACGGTAGATGGGTAGAAGATACAGACGCACTAGTGTTTAAATTTAATAAATCCAAAAACATTTATGAAACACTTCCAACTCAAGGAACATGGACTTACATTATGGGAGTAGATATTGGGTTTGAAGACTCCGATGCAGTTTGTATACTAGGTTACAACTCCCATGTAAAAAAAGTATACCTAATAGATGAATATGTAAAAAACAAACAAAACATAACAGAACTAGTAAGACATGTTCGCAGATTAAAAGACGAATATGAACCAGTAAAAATAGTTATGGATGCAGGAGCATTAGGTAAGAAAATACAAGAAGAGATCCGAACTCGTCACGGCATCCACATGGAAGCAGCAGAAAAAAATCGAAAAGTTGAATTTATAGAATTATTAAATGATGATTTACGCACAGGAAAATTTCAAGCCTCAAAAGGCTCTTTATTCGAGGAAGACTGTATGTTAGTTACATGGGATAAAGATTCCATAATAAAGAACCCAGAACGTCCAAAAATAAGCGACACATACCACTCAGATATAAACGATGCCGTCCTATACGCTTGGAGAGAAGCACGTCACTACTTATCAGAAAAACCTACCACAGCTCCCAAAGTTCGTACAAACAAATATATGGATGAAATGGAAGCAAAAGAAGCCGACAACATGCACAGAATGAAGAACGATCCCGATTATTGGTTAGAAAAACAAGTAGAAGACGATATGGAATCGCTTGACAATTGGGACGATGAATGGTATAATTGGTAGCAAGAAGTCCGAACATAGGACTAATATAAAACTAACACACACTTAGGAGTACTTATGTTTAAAGACATAAAAGATTTACAACGATTCATTATTTGGTGTAAAAACAATAAGTTAAAATCATTCAAACGAGGAGATTTATCTTTCGAATTGTCCGAACTCAGTTTTGTAGAAGGATTAAATCAAACCGTACCTGATGATACAATACTTAGAGATGAAGCCAAGTTAGAAGAATTACAACAACTAGAAGATAATGAAGATGCATTATTCTGGTCTAGCAGCTCATAAAGGACAACAACATGGATTATTCAATAAATGATGGTAGTAGATGGTTTGAAAGCTCAGACAACGATCTACACCAAGACGTATTCGCCTACCTAAAACACATGGACAAAGCTCAAAGTTATCGCTCAAGCGACAACCTAAGAGCAGCTAAGATGTATGGTAATTTTGACATCCTAGGACTAGATGCATATTCCTACACAAGATCAGAATCAAGCGCAAGCATTAATCATAAAATAACCATGAACGTAGTTCAATCCCTAATAGACACAGTTGTTTCAAAAATAACTAAAAACAAACCACGTCCCACATTTCTAACAAGTAACGGAGTTTGGAGTCTTCAAAATAAAGCAAAAAAACTTACAAAGTTTATAGATGGCACTTTCTCCTCAACAGAATTTTACTCAAAAGCACAAATGGCTTTCCTAGATGCATGTATATTTGGAACGGGAGCTATAAAAATATTTGAAAAAGATGGAAATATTGCATGTGAACGTGTATTCATTGAAGAACTTAAAATAGATGATGTAGAATCATATTACTCAAAACCACGTCAAATGCATCAACAAAAATACCTACACAGAGATGTTTTAAAACAAATGTTCCCAGAAAAAGCCTTACTAATTGAACAAGCCCATGACAGTATGGATGAATATAGCTCACAATCAGCAGATAGAAACAAAAGATCTATGATACAAGTAATAGAATCTTGGCATCTACCAAGTGGAAAGGGAGCTAAAGACGGTAAACACGCTATCTCAATCTCATCTTGTACACTCCTATCAGAAGATTATGAAAAAGACTACTTCCCATTCGTCTTCTTTAGATGGGGACAAAGACCAGTAGGATTTTTCGGTCAAGGCTTATCAGAACAACTACAAGGTATACAGCTAGAAATAAATAAAATCCTAAGAACAATTCAAGTTTCTATGCATCTAGTCTCAATTCCAAAACTATTAGTAGAGGCTAGTTCAAAAATTGTATCCTCTCACCTTAATAATAAAATTGGAGGAATAATAAAATATGCCGGAACACCTCCATCCTACTCAGCACTAGGAGGAATTCCAGCAGAACTATTTACACACTTAGATCGCCTATACAATCGTGCATACGAAATAAGTGGAATCTCTCAACTATCAGCACAATCATTAAAACCTAGCGGATTAGACTCAGGTAAGGCTCTACGAGAATATAATGATATTGAAACGGAACGCTTTTTGTCTGTTGGAAAAGATTATGAAAAATCATTCATGGATGCAGCACGTATCATGATTGATATTGCTAGAGACATATACAGCAAGAATGCAGATTTCAAAGTAAACGTAAAAGGACGCAAATTTATTGAAAGCATCAAATGGTCAGATGTAGATATGGAAGAAGATAAGTTTATGATGGATGTATTCCCAACATCAGCCCTATCCAACACACCATCAGGTAGATTAGCCGATATACAAGAACTAATGCAAGCAGGATTCATCGGAAAAGAAGAAGGTATGAAACTACTAGATTTCCCAGATCTAGAAGGAACCCTCAATATGATAAATGCCGACAGTACAAACCTCGAAAAACTAATAGAAGAAATGGTAGAAAAAGGCAAATACTTTCCACCAGAACCATATCAAAATCTTGAAAATGCACTACGTAAAGTACAACAGGCATACTTAATGTACAAAATGCAGAACGCTCCAGAAGATCGCTTAGAACTACTAAGACGATACATGGAAGACGCTCAAGGTCTAATAATCAAAGCTCAAACAGCTACACAAGCACAACAAATGGAGCAACTAGCAGCACAAGGAGCAGGTGGAGCAGCACAAGTAATAGCAGAACAGTCAAACATAGGAGCAGATCCACTAAACCCTCTAGTTGAAGGCGATATAGTCCTAGATCCAGAAGATGAAGAAATGTTCGCAGAAGAATCTATGGATATAGAAGATGCCCAAGCTCAACTAGATCAAGATATCCTCCCATCAGACGAAATGGAGATGGAAATGGAAGGCGATATAGAATAATAAAACATACACACAAATAATGAATGGTCCACTTAAGGATCGGGAAACAGGCTAACCTGACTCCCAAATAAGTAATTTTTAAGGAGAATAACAATGGCAGATGAAAATGGAAGCGTAGCAGCAACTATTGCACAATCACAATTCGGAGAACAAGCACAGGAGTCAGAAGCAGTTGAAAACACTCAACATGCAGAATCAGAATCCTCAGAACATTCCGAATCACAAGAGTCCAACGTAGATTTTAGCAAGAAATTTGCAGCCCTCTCAAGAAAAGAAAAAGAATTTAGATTAGAAAGAGAACAATATGAGGCAGAAAAGTCCGAATACCAAGCCCTCAAAGAAGAAATGGAAGCATATAAGGCAGAAAAAGCCTCAAAAGAATCAAAACCAGAACTTCCACTAGAGTACAGACTTAAACGTAACCCTCTAGAAACGCTACAAGAACTAGGAATTGGATATGATGTCCTAACAGATCTTGCAATTAATGATGGGAAGATGAACCCAGAAATGCAAATGAAACTAATGCAAGAAGACCTAGACAAACGATATGAAGATAAATATGGCTCAAAACTACAAGAATTACAAGCCAAAATAGATGCTAAAGAACAAGCAGAAGAAGAAGCAAGAGTAAACAACGCAGTAGATGATTTTAATAATCAAATCTCCTCCTTCGTAAATGAAAACCTTGAAGAGTATGAACTGATCTCAGCCACAAAATCAGAAGGTCTAATTTATGATGTAATTGAGGAACACTATAAGGATACGGAGCGCATTCTAGACATAAAAGAAGCCGCAGATGCCGTAGAAAGCCACCTATTAGAAGAGACACAGAAGCTCTCCAAGTTAAAGAAACTATCAGGATTTGGAAAAGAAGCCAAAGCTGAAATCAAGCCAGAAGATTTATTTGAGTCGCCAACTACACTCAGCAATGTGCAATCTGCCAGCACACCCAAATTGTCAGAACGAAAGCTAAGTAATGAAGAATCAAAAGCCGCAGCAGCTAGTCTAATACGGTGGGACGATTAAGAACAGAACTCAAATTTAACTAATAAAAACTAAACAATGGAGACAAATTATGTCATTAAATCTAACAACTTTTAGTGCAGCTTTGAAACAGCACTATACATCAGACCGTATTGAAAACATGGTCTACAAAGACAACCCACTATTGGCTATGATGCCAAAATATGAGCAATTTGGTGGTGAGAATCTTAAACTTCCAATCAAGCATGGAATCCCTCAAGGACGTGCAGCAACTTTCGCAACTGCTCAAGCAAACAAAACAAACACACAATTAAAAGCTTTCCTACTTACTAGAAGTAAAGATTACTCTCTTGCCAGCATTGATAATGAAACTATCGAAGCTTCAAAAGGTAATCCAAACGCATTTATGGAAGCTGCAACAACTGAGATTGATGGAGCTATCGAATCAGCTACTAGATCTCTTGCAATCGCAATGTACGGTTCTGGATCAGGTTCAATTGGTCAAGTAAGTGCAGGTTTCGTAAGTACATCTTTCACACTTTCAAATGTTGAAGATGTAACAAACTTTGAAGTTGGTATGGAATTAGTTTTCTCAACAGTCGATGGTGGTGGTGCAGTTAAATCTGGTGCAATCACAGTTAATGGAGTAGATAGAGACAGTGGAGTTCTTACTGTTGATGCAGGTTCCGCTATCGATGCTGGTACTGGTCCAGCTACATCTGACTTCGTATTCCAAGAAGGCGATTATGATCTTAAAGTTAAAGGTCTTAGAGCTTGGATTCCAGATTCAGCTCCAAGTGCTACATCATTCTTTGGCGTAGATAGAACAGCAGACGTAACTCGTCTTGGTGGTATTAGATATGACGGTAGTGCAGAGCCAATTGAAGAAGCTCTTGTATCAGCTGCATCTCGTGTAGCTAGAGAAGGTGGAAAGCCTGATTACTGTTTCCTTTCTTACAACAAATTTGCAGACCTAGAAAAAGCTCTAGGAAGTAAAGTTCAATACATTGATTCTCAAGCTAATGGAGACGTAGGCTTTAGAGGAATGTTAATTCATGGACCTCGTGGAACAATCAAGGTTATCCCTGATCAAAACTGTCCTTCTGACAGAGCTTTCATGCTTTCAATGAGTTTCTGGAAACTATATTCTCTTGGAAAATGTCCAAAGATTTTAGATTCTGATGGACTTAAGATGCTAAGAGAATCAAGTGCTGATGCCGTAGAAGTACGTGTTGGTTACTATGCTCAAGTTGGTTGTAGAGCACCGGGTTATAACGCAAACGTATACCTAGGATAATAACAATACTAGTTCGACATAGCTAACCCTGTGTCGAACTTTCGCTGCGGCAAACCGCCCCAGACTAAACAGGAGACCAATTATGGCATCAAGAAATTTTAACAGACTACAAGCATTAGAAAAAGAAATTAAGAAACTATACGTAAAAATATCTACTGATGGATCAGCAGACGTATCAAGTATTGACGGTCTAGGAGTTGAAAGCGTTTCTCACGCAGCAAACGTCTACACAATCATACTACAAGATAAGTATGTTTCTTTCAAACATGTAAGTGCAATTAGTGGAGTAGCAGCAGACTTTCAAGTAAATTCGGAAGACGTTGCTGGAGCTAAATCAGTAGTAATTGAGTCAAGTGTAGCTCAAAACTCTACAGACATTTATGTGGAACTAGTACTTAAAAACACTACAGTCAAATAGAGGTAACTATGATTATCCTCGGAGACAAAAATGGAAGCGCAATCGCCAACAGCATTAAGGAAAAGATGCAGGGCAAAGGCATGTCTCACGATGACTTGAAATATGATCATGAAAAACAAGACGACAATGAAGATCAATTACAATCATCAGAACGTGCAGCTCATCATGTCATGGAAGCTATGAAAGCAAACGATGTAAAAAAAATGGAACACGCTTTAAAAGAGTTTATCCAAATTTGCATGAAAAAAGATTAACATCAACTAAACTGGAGGGTTCAAAAGACTCTCCAGTTCTTTTTTAGGACAAACATGGCAAACATAACCTTATTACAATTAAGAACAGAAGCCAGACAGAGATCGGATATGGAAAACTCCACATTCGTAAAAGATTCAGAATTAAACAACTACATAAACAACTCAATTTCAGAACTGCACGACCTTCTAATACAAGCATACGATGCAGATTATTATATTAAATCCTCAACATTTTCCACAGCAGCAAACGCAGAATCATACTCCCTCAGCACAGTAATCACAGATGATGATTTCTACAAACTACGTGGAGTAGATGCAAAACTAAACAATTCAGAATGGTTTACATTACAACCCTTTACATTTAACGAAAGAAACAGAAGACAAAACTTCGGAGCTTGGCGTTACCTAGGAGTCTCAAATGTCCGATACCGTCTCACTGGCAATACTATCCGCTTCACTCCTATACCTGATGACGCAATTGAATGTAGGATATGGTACATACCAGTTGCATCCGTACTTAGTAACGACACTGATACTCTTGACGACCTTAACAACTTTAGCGAGTACGTTATTGTCGATGCAGCAATTAAGATGCTACAAAAAGAAGAGTCAGATACATCAGTCCTCGAAAGACAAAAAGCAGCACTAAAAAGACGAATAGAAGAAGCAGCCAACAATAGAGATGCAGGTCAAGGAGAGTCCATATCAGACGTACATTCAGACAATGCAGAATATATGTCTTATGGACGATCATAAACATAAGGTACTAACATGTCTAATAGCGTAAAAAGATTTAAAAAAATAAACACAAAAGATAAAGAGCTAGTACAAGTACAAAATAACGTAGAAGACGTATTAAATCCCATCATAAACGCAAACATAGTTGATGGACTATTACTAAAAAATGTATGCCTAACAGC